GGAACCAATGGCCGAGGTCAAGAGGCCAAAATCAAGAAATCTATCAGAACCAAAATCTGAAGAGATTTCAATCCAAAAATATCTCCAACTTCATGTTTCTGAGCTTCATTTGTATTATAAGGCTTATCTCGGGGGACAGTTTCGTGGTATAATGAAGACGAAAGAGGCATGGAAAGAGGAGCTAAAACAAATTATGGAGGGTAAAAAATGAGCCTAAATTTTCGTACGTTTCAAAGCGCGGGTCAAATCAGTTCGCATATCATTCCGGGCGCGTACTCCCGAATAGACTCCGTAAAAGGAGCGGCTGGTTTAGCTGCCGCAAATAATGGTGTGATTATGGGAAAATGTGAGGGCGGCAAGCCTGCAACCCTCCTGCAATTTAACACCGTGGCGGAAGCTGTATCAGCACTCCGAAGTGGAGACTTGATGGAGGCTGTAAGACTTGCGTTCAGTCCGGGTGGAGGGTTAAATCCACAAAGATTGTTCGCCATGCGTGTCAACTCGGCATTACAGGGAAGCGTTGATTTGGATGATATTACTCCTAATACGATGATCACACTGACATCACGGGACTATGGCATCTATGTCAATCAGATCAAGGTGGTTCTTGCAACGAGCACGGACACGAATGGAAAAAAATTGACTGTATCGTTTAAGACTGACCCCGATGAAGTCTTTGACAACATTCAACGGCAGAGCTTCACGATCCGGTATTCAGACGCCGCGTGTACCATGACTATTGTCAATAATAGTAGCGCCCAAACATTGGTCAGTTCGGTGGGGGGCTTGAGTATCGACCTGAATGATTATCCAACTGTTGGAGACCTTGCAGCCTACATAAATGATCAGACTGATTTTGCTTGTACGCCGATTGCAGGTCAGGAGGACAAAAGTCCGCTTGAACTGGATGCTGTGGATGCTGTGGATATCTATACGGCAGACTATGTCGCTGAGAGCACGTTCCAGGCGATCATCGATACGGTGAATGCTGGCTCTGCTCGGCTGAGTGCTGCTGCTGCAAACGGAACCAACGACCGGGTGATTCCTGAGAATCTTGCACTGACTTACCTGACAGGTGGATCAGAGGGTACGTATATCGCAGCCGACTGGACTGCCGCATTATCGGCACTTGATGCAGAGGACATTCAGTTCGTTTCAACACCGGATAATGACGTGGACGTGTCAGGCCCACACGCGGCAATCAAGGCTCACTGTGAAGCGATGAGTGCGGTAACAGGTCGGAGAGAACGACAGTTTCTTGTGGGTGCCCCCTGGAAGACCGATGTGATGGCTACTGAAATCACAAACGCAATCGCTGCAAGCAAAGCGCTCAATAGCAAGACCGGATTGTATGCTTTCAACGGTGGAACACAACGAGATGTGAACGGAGTGATTCAGAACTATGGCGGTTGTTATGCTGCCTGTATGCTTATGGGAGCCAAAGTCGCTTTGGCAATCAACCAGCCGCTTACGTTCAAAGAACTAAACTTCATTGAGCTTGAATGGAAATTGTCGGATTCAAATCTGGAAAGTCTCTTGAAAGAGGGAGTTGCGGCAATCAACTATTCTCCGAATGGGATACCCAGATTGGTACGGCAGTTTAATACCTATCAAACCGACGATTTAAAATGGAATGAGTTCTCTGTTGTGACTGAGATGTTCTTCGCTTCTCGTGATCTGCGGGTGTATCTTGAGAATCAGTTTGTCGGGCAGCCTGGGACGATGGTCACTGGTGGTGTTCTGAAAGGAGCAGTAGAGAGTCGGTTGGCGACCTATACGGACTTAGGAATCTTCATCACGAATCCGTCTGAAAACAGAGCGTGGTGGAATGTCCAGATCACTATTTCGGGTGATGTTATATTTGTTGATTACGATGCGTATATAACGTTGCCGGTGAACTTTGAGTTTATAACAAATCACTTCCACGAACTCGTGGCAACACTTTAGGAGGAAAATAACATGGCTCAAAAGATATTAGCTGGTGGTGCATGGGCGCAAGTCCTCTTGAATGGTCGAGCAGTTGGGTTGGCGACAGGGGCATCGTATGATGAGGATTGGGCTGTCAATCCTGCAAACGTGCTTAATTATCACGGCCCGGTTGACTATGACTCTCAAGGGTATTCGTGTACTGTGACACTATCTACATTTGTACCGGAGAGACCTGGTGAGGGTCCGTGGCCTGATGGCGGACAGGTTGCACTCGCCGAGTTTATTCCAACCAGGGCTCAGGTGCAGTCGAATGATGGGAAACCAGGAGAGTTCGATTTGCTTCAATTCCTGAACACTGCAACCGGACTGCTTATAAATCAGTTCCGAAAGGTAATGATTGCAAGTAACGGTGTGCAGATTACGCCAAATAGTTACATCACTGCGAATTTGCGGTTGATGTCAGTCGAACGTACAATATAAACCGAGGGGGCTCCTGGCCCCTTCTGTTATTTTAACTTGAATGAAAAAAGAGGAGAGAGAAATGTCCGAAGAGATTAAGATTGGAAAGAAAGTTTTGTCCGAGGATGATCTGAAGTTTACTGTGCAGTATAACGGAGAAATTTTTACCCTTCGTTACCCGACCCCTTTTGAGAAAGCAGCTATAGAGGCCGAGATTGTTCGGAAACTTGGAGGCTTCAGTCGTGCGTCATTTCCACAGGATCATCTTGCGATTGTTGAAGCTACAGCGTATGTGGATCAGCTTATTGTGTCAAATGAGAGTCCAGATTGGTTCAAAAGTGCATGGACGTGTTATGACGAATCTTGTATTGTAGCTCTTTACCAAGGGTACTTGCGCTTTCGTGGAGACTTTCAAACAAGAATTAGATCAAGTGGACCCGAAAGCGGTAGCAAGAGCGTTAAATCTTGATTTATGGGTGTGTCATCATTTTCGGATACTTCCTACTGATACACGGTATAAGCGACTAACGGAGAATCAAAAATATCTCCTTTATATCGGTTGGTTGGAACTTCCGACATCTGATCAGATCAAATTGTGGTATACTAAAAAATCAGGTGAGCCAGTGATATCCGAAGAAGATGAAACAAACTTTAAGAAACTTGGTTATACATCGGCGCAGATAAAGAGAATGAAGGAGCAATTGGAGAATGCCGGATATAGTCAATCGCGATAGTAAGGTAGGATTATGCCAGATATTGTAAGTCGAATCCGAGTAGAAGCTCAAGGCGCAGATCAAGCCGCTCGTGAGATACGCAAACTTCGAGATGCGTACAATGATGTAGCTCAGGCTGGTAGGAATCTTTCACCCGCTGGTGTAGGGGCAGACCCGTTCGCACAAGCTATCTCCGCCCCTGGCGGGGGTGTATACGGTGGACAGCGTGCCCCGGCAGATATTGCGGATCGTCAAAATACCTCCCGTATCTTTCGGGAGGATGTTCAGCAACGTCAAGTAGCCAACTCATCATATAATCAAGCACTCAGAGGTGGTCCCGGTCAAATTTATCAGGTTGCTGAGCAAGCTGCTATGGGTAAGGGTGCTGGAGCAGTTGGTGGTGGTTTGGGTATATTGGGCTCTATAGCTGGAGCAATGGGTCCGTTTGGTGTGGCGATTGCAGCATTGGGGGGTGCGGCCATAGTTACTCAAAAACTTGCTGATCAATCTTTTCAGCGGTTGCAGGGTATGTGGGGAACAGGGATGACTCAGCGTTTGAATCAGCGAACTGAGGCTACACAAGAATTAATGACCGGCTTTGCCCGAACGGGTGTCCCGATGGAGATGGTACAAGGATTTTTTTCAAGCGCAAGTCGGGCTGGTATGACGTTGGATGCAGCGATGCTCCCGGCTACGCAAATGGCAATGGAAGCCATGGCAATGACTGGTGTCGATCCTGGAGCGATGGCCTCAATGTTAGGCGCAATGTCCCGTGGTGGAATTGGAAGTTTAGGCGGTCAATATAATTTATATTCCATGATGAAAGGGACATTTGGACAAGCGAACATGGGAACCTTTGTTCAAGAGATCACCCGAGCGACTGAATCTTCAATGCAACGTGGCATCAATGTGAATCCTCAAGAAGCTATTAGACAAGCTAATCTCATTGGTGCATATTCACAATATGGTGGATTGTCCCCAACTGGAGCCGCGGCACTTAGTCAAATGACACTTGAGCGAGGACGAAATGCAGCCGCATTGAGCAAACCAGAAGATATAATTGCTTTTCAGATGATGCGAAAAGCGGACCCATCTATGAGTGTATCCGAAACTATGATGGCGATGGAAGAGGCACCGACTGAGGTAAATAGGAAAGTATATCAATATTTGAAAGGGGCTACTGGTGGAGATCAAGAACTTTTGAGATTTCGTATGAAGCAATATCTTGGTCCGACTGCAACTATGAGTCAGGCGAATGCGATGATAAAATCATTTGAGAGTCGAGTAGGATTGACACCCGCAGAACGGGAACAACTTGCTTTTGGGCTTGATACTCAGGCTTGGATGGGACGTACCAAGGATGAGGAAACAGGAAAGTACATTTCAACGAGTAAAGAACGACAGGTATATGCGGTTCGTCAATTAAATGCTTTGAAAGGTATCCAGGATGCTGCGTTGGATACGACTACTGCGATAAAGGGTTTGGCCAGAATACTTATGGGTGATATTAAGTTGGATGCGCTTCAAGTTGGTTTTGAGGGATATCGTCCTGATGTGATGGCGATGTTGACGGCAACTCAGTTAGAAGCCCAAGAAGAAACAAAAACTGATTTAACTGCCTTTTTTGAGGAGACAAGAAAGGAGGCAGGGGGTATGTCGAATAAGGAACTTCAAAGATTGGAACGTAATGTACAGAACGCCCCTATACAAATGCTACAGGCAGGAGGTGCTGGCGCTGTATTGAGAAAAGACCCGGCAACTATGGCATATTGGCAAGGTATGTATGAGCGTGGCGGAATGATGACTGCTCAGCAATTTGAATATTTTCAAGAGCGGGGTGTAGGGGCAACGCTTGGTGGTTGGGGAACTATGGTGAGTTCAGCGGGTCAGGCTATGCTGGCGCGTGGCGCAAAAGAAGCGAGACAGAGAGCTTTTGCTGAAGCAGGTGGAAAAGAAGTAGGCGGATTAGCAAGAGAAGAGGGTAGATCGGCATATAATGAGTTTATAAACTTAGCGGCTGGATTACAAAGTGAAATACAATTTCTGTCGGGACAGAACATAAGTGAAGCTGAAGCGATGGCTTATATGACTCGGGTTTTAGAGACATTAGCAGGACAGGGTATTGTATTTACGGATGGAGAAGCAGAATAAATGGGTGAGTATACACGTCGAGTCGATTTAAAAGTA